GCCATACAACACCTATCTTAGCTTTTAGAATTTTATTGGCCAGATCAGAACGAGCTGGGACAGCATAAACAATAGTGTTTGGGTGAAACGTGATGTATTTTTCATTATCTATATTCTCCACTTTTAAATCAGATTTCGTAAACATTAAGTCACCTTGATATACACCTTTTGTAATACCAAGTTTCTTAAATTCATTTAGTGCAATTGTTAACTTTGCTGCTAGATCTCCTGATGTATCTTTACGAATATCAGCAACAGTCTTATATACTTTTGGATCTTTATTGAATACACCTTTCTTAGCAACAAAGAACTTACCATCTCGAGGATCTATACCAGCAAAAACTGCAGGAGCACCATCCCATTTAACGGTTGATGTAATCTTAGATGCACTGTGACCAGCAAGCATATTTCTTAAGTCTTGTAAAAAGTTAATAGCTTTACGTGTGCCATTAACACCTTCATTGAATACAAGATCTTCTAAATGTTCCATATGAACATTCTTTGATTCTACTATATAATCTTTTAAATTAAGCATATTTGAAATCACACATCATTCGAGTAGGGTAACCATTACCACCTTGAGTGTCCCTTATATTAATACTAAATGTATAAGTTCCTGATTGAAACTCTACATTAATTCTTTTACCTGTTCCTGTTTTACCACCATAATACACTTTTACACCACCTTTTATTGAAGCAGCTTTTAACATAGCACTTTTATCCATATTTTTACTTAAGATTTTACTTGGAAATCTGTGAATAACATGATAGTTATGACCTATACCTGATGCTAATAATTTTGTAATTTTATTTGTATCTACTCGTGGTGTTTCTATGACCTTTTGTTTAAGTTTACCATTAAACACATCACAAAATAAATCTTCTCTTATTCCAAATAATTTAAGTAGAGCTTTACCATTTTTATTTTTTATATTGTAACTTTTAATATCTGCATCTGGTAATATAGTTTTAACACCAACATTAAAGAATGTTGTGGTTGATCCAAGTTTTAAACTTAAATAAATTTCTTTATTATCAAGAGTGATAGTAATATCTGTTAATGATTTACCAACATCAAGGCCTTGTCCTTTAGGATTGCTTAATACAATATCACTACCAAATGTTAGTGGACGTCTTGTGTTTTCTCCGCCTAATATTTCTGCTTTAAACGTTTTACTTTTACGGATTTGATATGTTTTATCTAAGTCTTCAATAGCATCTAACATAATTTTATCTGTTAACTGTTCTCCTTCCCACCATTTTAATAGCGCAGTATGGAATTCAGTTTCAAATAAATTACCTCTGTTATTTGAACCACGATTACCAGAAGATCCATTACCAAATTTAATTTTAATTGCGTGCAATCTAGCTTTACCAGTTATTTGTGGTACAGTAAACTTACCTTGCAATTGTCTTGAAACATTGACTAATGTTTTCTTTGCAATATCAATATTAATTGGATCTGGCATACTAGATTTAAGTTCATTAAATAATCTAATCACTTCTTCACGCTGTGTTTCAGACCAGTTTTTAAGTCTGTTTTGTATTTCATCTACAGATTTTGGAAAAAAATCATATGCCATTATTTAATTACCTTTACTGATCCATTAGGTTTAGCAAAGTATGCTTCAAATGATACTTGTGGAAAATCTCTTTTCATTGCTAAGAAAGCTCTTAAGTTAGCCATTGAATCATCAAAGAGTCTGACTCTTCTAAAGTTACCAGTATTAAGATAGTTTCTTATAATAACAACTTTTTTAAGAGCTACATTCGAAACATCATTGATTTTACCAGCTCTTTCGACTCTTATCTTTCTCATATCTAAACCATATTTAGTGAAAGTTTTTAAGAATTTTTGTTTGTTATTAAAATCATCTCTTGCTGTAATAACTACAATACGACTACCAGGTTTTTTACCTACATTTTTGATAATCATTTTTGCTTTGCTTAGCATTTTTTCGATAGGTTGAGATTCTTTATAGAACTTATCAGCATCTTTGAATTGTTTGAAATCAAACTTTTCGCCAGCTTTAAGTTTATATGTATTGAACTGCTGATTAGTTAACTCTTTAACTTTTTTGCCGTCTTTCATGACAGCAATTTTAGCAGTAGTATGGAATAAAGTATCATCAATGTCAAAGATTGTTAATCCATTATCTTTGAATTCTTTATTTACTTCATTTATGTATTGTTTAAATTTTAACATAATCTCTCTATAATTATATTATACCCTATATTACAATTAATGTACACTACTTTTTTGTAACCAAATTGTAACAATTTAGGGTATTAATATATTTATAAACAGTTATATTAGAATTTAAATCCTTCGGTCTTCATTCTAGACCCAAATGATGAATTATCAAATACTGGAGTATCATCTTGACCAGCATCAGATAAGTTAGTTTGTGCTGATACTTCTACATCAAATAGTTTCATTTTAGATCGATCTACACCAATCACAAAACGTTTATAATAAGAAGGATCTGCATAACGATTCTTTAACTGTTTAACCATAATCTGGCCAAGTTCTTCGAGTTCTTCGGTAGAGATAAGTGCAAACATTAAATCAACAGTTGCTGGTAGACCAAAAGACTCAGAAGTATCTTCAAGTCCAGGATCTGAGCTTGTAAACCCAGATCTTGTGGTTTGAGTAGCACTCACAATTGGTACTGCATACTCAACGGCGAGACCACGAATTTCTTCAGCAATCGTTTTAACAAACGTATATGAATTAACATTTGCACCCTGTCTCAATCTTTGTGAATTACATATATTAAGATAATCGATATAGATAATATCAGGCATAAATTCTTGTTTCAATTTCAATTCTTCCAACAAAGCTCTGAAGTGACCGGCATGGGCACCGGCAGTAGGATATTCTTTGATGATGAGTCGTCCTTGAGATTTTTGCTTGATTTTATCTAATCGATTATCAAAAACATTCTTATCAATAACTTTGAGTTCATCCATTGATAAGTTAAGGAGATTTGCATCAATACGTTCTGCAATTCTTTCTTCTGCCATTTCCATTGTAATATATAAAACATTTTGATTGTTAATAAGATTGGCTGCAGCCGCATGACACATGAATAATGATTTACCGACACCAGTACCGGCAAGGACAACATTAAGTGTTTTCTTAGATAAACCACCTTTTGTAATCTTATTGAGCATATCTAGATCAAACGGTATTTTTTCTTCTACTCTGTGATAGAATTCATAACGCGCATCTGAATCATCGATATAGTTGTGACCTACATGACTATCAAAGGAAACGCCCAAAGCATCAGATAACATAGAAGGAATTGCATCCTCTGCTCTCTGTTTATCCTTACCATCAATAATACCGATTGAGTCTAAGATGGCATTATACACAGCTTTCTTTTTACAAAAAGATTCTGTCTCATTATAGAGCCAATCGGTATTGGTCGGGGCGCTTTCGATCTGACTGATATATTCAGAAAACTCATTGTATTCTTTATCAGTCAGATCTTTACGATTCGAAACCTCAATGGCTAAGATTTCTTTCGTAACCGGTTTATTATATTTGTCGAAGAACTTCTGATATTCTTCGAAGATAATTGCTTCTTTACGTTCTGAAAAGTATCTCTTATTTAAGAAAGGTAGAACCTTTCGAGAATATTCTTCATTATGTAGAAGGTTGCTTAATATTGTCTGTTCTATTCTCATCTTTACCGCCGTAGTAAATTAAGTCGTTATTTAAAAGACCATCGTCGATCATTTGTACAACAAGGTCACCCACATATTTCTCAAAGCTTTGTTTAAGTTCATGTTTAATACTCATTTCAGTATTATTTTCTATTATATCATAGTGATACTTTAACGTACAATTATCATTTTGTTCTAATAGTTGTACCTTACCTAGAATAAACTTAATGCCTGAGAATGTGTGATCAATAAATTCTAAAAGATATTCATGATCACCATAAGGTTCTTTGTTATACTTCAGCTTCTGTGTCATCCGGAATCTCCGCTAAAGCTTGATCAATTTCGTCTTCAGTAACTATTTTACTATGAGCAATTTGATAGCGTTTCTTAATTGCATCTTGGAATGTAGGGTCAGTAACAACTGGCATCCAAAATTCTTTAGTATCAGTATCTTTAATACGATATTTCTTTTCTTCAACTTCACCTGTAGTAACATTGACTTTAGAATACCAGCCAACAGATGGTTTGACTACATGACCAGTTTCCATTGCCATTTCAAGCAAACCTGACCATTTAGAAATACCGCCGTCAAATTTTACTGAGACAGGAATCTTAGATTTTTCTCTAACATAACGTGATTTTTCTACATTAATAATAAAGTTATAGCCTTGAAGTTCTGTACCATCTTTATCTTGTTGACGACCTAGAATAAAGATATTATCAGCAGAGTAATAAGAACCAGTACCACCACCTACAACATCTTTTGCATAGAGTTCCATAGTTTTATATGTATGATTAACAACAACCATTGGAATATCTTTCATAGTAAGATGTGGTGTTACCATTCTGAATAATGATTTAATTTGTTTTGCTCTTGACATATCAGCAACTGATTTACCATCAAGTGCATCTTCAACTTCTTTTTTAGAAGCAAGGTTACCAATAGAATCGATTACAATCATTATTCGATCGCCACGATCTAGACCTTCAAGCTGCTTCATAATATCAAACTTGAGTTGTTCTACGTCAGTAATAGGAGTATGAAGGACGCGTTCCACGTCAATACCAAATGAATCAAAATACGACTGAGGAGTACCAAATTCTGAATCATAAAATAAAAGTGCTGCGTCCTCATACTTATCGAGATAAGACTTAGCCATCAATAAACTGAAAGCCGTCTTAAAATGTTTTGAAGGACCTGCCCACATTGTTAGACCTGGTGTTAAGCCGCCATCTAACCGACCACTCAGTGCAATATTAATTGCAGGAATAGCTGTAGGTATCATATCCTTTTTAGTGAAGAACTTAGATTGCTTAAGTATATCACTTTCTTTAATCGTTGAATTCTTTTTTATTTTATCTAATATGCCCATGTTATTTCCTTAAACTTCAATGACAGCTATATTTGCTTCTTCGAGTATTTTAACTCCAAGACTACAAGACTCTTTCCATGTATCCTTCATCCCAGGAAATTGCTTTTGTATAACTGCTTTCTTTATACCAACTTGAATTATACCTTTAGCACATTCATGACAAATTGGCAGACCATGAATGAAGATAGTTGCACCATCTAAAGATACACCATTTAACGATGCATTAAAGATAGCATTCATTTCAGCAT